TCCTTGCACTCCAATCTTCTGCGTTCATAAATTTAATTAGCCCCTGATAACGTTTCAGTCCGTAAGGAGCATTTAAAAACTGTTCTTGGGTAATACCTGCTTCTTGAACACCTGTAAATTTTGTCCAGTTTTCTTTTACCCAAGGATAAAAATGATTTTCATATTTGTCCGTGATTTCTCTTTTTACATCTTGCGGTAGTACTTTTACGTTTAATTGTGGTGGCCAATATGCAAAATGCATGTTTATACCTCCTGCACCTAAAGGCCATTTGTTCCACTTTCTAAAACCTTGTTCAACTTTCCATTGTATAAACTCTGGTATGTATCCTATATTAAGAGCCATTATTGTTGTTGCGGTAGTTACTTCTACATTGTCAGTAGTTGCGTCTAACTTCCACATTTGGTCTACTTGGTGGTCCCATTGACTAGGATAGCGTATGTAATCGTTTTGTGGTCCTAGTGCATCTACACTATAATGAAATCTCACACGCTTAAATTCTGCCCAGAGATCAAATAAATCATCACGCCATTCTACTGCATTACTGTTATAACGCAATTCTATTTTCTTTGCATATCCTTGTCGTATACATTCTTCAAGCAAATCATAATGCTCGTCAATAACTAAACTTTCGCCGCCGGCAAAGTATAACTGATACATATGAGGAACTTGTTCCATAAGTTCTTTCCAAAAGCGAGGATTGTTTTTATGCCAATTATAACTTGCGCCGTGATTGCGTCCTTTGTTGTCCCACTGGCTTGTGTTTATCAATTTCTCATTTTGCATTTTAGGAGTAATTGCTTGCCAGTCTTTTATCCAACCACTACTGTCGTGTGGACTACACATAACACATGCTAATTGGCACTTTGTACCCATTCTAAGGTCGATGTAGCGTATCTTAGGAGGAATACTACCGTCTTCTTTAGTTTCGTCTACTAACTGCTGTAGGTCGTATCTATTACCCCAATACTCCGATTCCCAGTTGCGTTTACTTAAATGCCCTGCTTCTTCTTCTTTGTAGCACTTTAAACAACTTGCAGGTTTTTCTCCACGCAACATCATTTTACGGACGTTACGCATGTAGCCACTGTTCCATGCTTCTTCTAAAGAAGTATGATTAAAATTAGCAGGTATACCGTCATCATTTTTGACAACGCCAACTTCACCACCTCCTACTTTTTTATTAGAGTCAGGATCTTGGACACTACTTGCATTTGATGTACAACAGGTACGCATTTTGCCATCAGGTCTACTACTTAGATGAAGCCAAGGCAAAGCACAAAATGTAGGTGAGATTTTATCAGTCATACTACTACTTATATAAGTATACGTATGATAGACATTAGACGTGAAAACATGTTTCCTAAAAAAGTTTTTGTATTAGATCATATTACTCCGTTAACTGGTACAAATTTAGATTACATAAAAGATATTAAGCTAATAGAAAAAATCTTATCAGAAACATTAGATGCTGTTAAAAAAACTGGCCAATATAATCACTATGTATTTTATGCAGCACTCGACGGGTGGGAAGATCTGTTTGACAATTTCATAAACAATCATAAAGATGTTATACCTGTTACTGGAAATTTACAATCTTCTGATAAATGGGTATGGTTCCCGCACTGGCAAGTAGTAGTAGACGCAACAGTTCCTTTACCTACAACTAAAAAAACTCCAAACTTTAGATGGCAATATTGGGTGAGAAGACCTCGACTTCATAGAATAATATTGCTTTCTGAAATTGCAAAATTAGATATAGCACACGGAGATATAATTTTTCCTCATCATCTTAAAGAACCTACCGGAAGAGTATTTCCACCAACCGAAGAATTATTTGAAGATAAAAATTTATATTATAAGATAAGCAAACAATTTAATCCCCCTATAGATATTCCAATAGGAGAAAACGGTGCGTATACTGCAAGTTATGAAGCTAGACAAGATCGAGCAATAGACGTAGTTACAGAAACAATGTGGCAAAGAGACGGTGGAACATTTTTAAGTGAAAAAACCTACAAAGCAATTAGAGCAGGACAGTTATTTTTTATATTAGGGCAAAAGCATAGTATAAAATATTTACGTGAATACGGATTTAAAACATTTGATAAATGGATCGATCATTCTTACGATGATGAAGACGACTTTATATTAAAAGCAAAACTTATTGCAAAAGAAATAAAAAGAATTAGTATGCTAGAGCAAGACCAATTTGAAAAAATGTGGCATGAAACTTACGAGGATAGATTGCATAACCAACTTTATAAAAGACACGGATTAAAATTTTGGAAGAATTATTTAAAGAAAAAAATTAAGTAAGTATTTCAACTTTGTGCAAGTTGTCACGCAACACACCACAAGTTATTTTACATTTCTGTAGAGGTGTACTTGACCATTTATTTTCAACTGTTTTAAAAAATTCACTTTCTGTAGCTTCTGACAGTAACATATCTTGAATATTAGGTGTAGGACAATTTTCTTGTAATTCAAATATTTCTTTATTTGTTACAAGATCTGTATTGTAATGATATCCGGTATTACAACAGGGATATATTCTTCCGTCAGCAGCAATATAAACACTACTTTCTTTTTTTGCATAACAGTTTATTTCACCTGTCCATTCTTTTGTAGTTTGTATTCTATTTGGATTTTTTGCTGTAAATCCTGTTTCGTCTACTTTAGCTTCATACAATCTATAAATTTCATTGTTGTTACGATCAACAACAGGCAAATAATCTTTTCTAAATCTATTAGTTTTTATTTTTTCAAATTTTTCAAAACCTAATTGTTTTGCAAGTGCTGCTGCTTCTTCAACTTGGTGTTTATTATGTTCAAAAATAATAAATTTCCAAGTTGCTTTTCCACCGGCATCTATAAATGCTTTTGCATTTTCGATTAGTTTATCCCACTGTACGTGTCTCCGGTATAGATGATTTGTGTCTGCTAGTCCGTCTATGCCAAACACTACATCCATTTTATCTTTCGCCATCTCAGCAATAGTTTTCCAGTACTCTGGTTTCCTAGCGCCACCGTTGGTCATCATCTTTATAGGCTTATTATAACGCTCTAACCATTTTTCAATCACTAAATGCAAATTAGGATGCACACAAGGATCTCCGTAGTTACCACATAAAGTCAATTTATTTGCAGGCAAATCAACATTTTCAAACCAAGATATATCAAAGTCTGTTTTAATTAAATTTGGATGATCTATATCTCCGTTTAGATTGCGCATACACATAGGACAAGCAGCATTACACTTTGTAGTAAGCTCTATGTGTATATGACTTAAAGGTAGTTTATAGAACATCACCAAACCACTCAGGAGGAAGAATATTCATCATCTGTTCATATGTAAGATCAAATGTTACACTGCATAACACTCTGCTTCTGTCGCTGTTGTTGTAAAAACCGTGTGGAGTTTTTGTGCTAAACAATACAGGTTTTTCTAAATTATAGTAATCAAATTTTTCTTCTTCTTCAAAGAAAAACCCTATAGGACCTGATTGTGAAGTAACCTTGTGAGTGTATCCAACTGGCAAAGTTTTTCTTTCATAAACTTTTAATAAATGCGTTTTACCAGTCATAAAATAGCTGTTGTCGTGATCAATATCAATAGGTATATTCATTGCACTCCAACGTCCTCTATCAAGGTGTGGTCCGTTTTTTGTGTGAGGAGGATTACTATAAAACTCTACAGTTCTAGTCTCTTCAGGAAACTCTTCAAAAATAGGATGGCTCGATCTTAGACAATGATGCCACATTGCTCCAGGACTAGCTTCTATCTCTTTGTACCATTCGCCTTCGTTCCAAATATCTTTTAATTTTTGTAATAAATCTTCCGGAAAATTTTCTAATATTGTAAATGTCATTTTTACTCCTAACTAAATTGTGCTGTAAACGGATCGAACTCTGCTCCACACTTCATTGCACAAACTTTCAACTTGCCAGCACTACACGAACTTATACTCCAACTTTTTTCAATACGTTCAAATATACCAGTTTCAAAAACTTTTTCTAGTCCGTTACGTGCATCTAGTTTTTCTTTGCCTCCACTAAGATCGATAAATCTCCATATCTGTTCTTGGTAAGGATTTTTATGCCACCACTTGTACATACGACCAGCAGTCCAACAACAAGGTAATGCTAATCCTTCTGCTGTGATGAAGAGACTGTTTTCTTTTTTAACTTTACAAACAATAGGAGCTTCGTCATAATATGCGTCCATACTGCCGTATTTCTCGATAATCGCCTCTTGCTTGGTAAGTGCTTTGTTTTGGTATTTTTCTTCTGGCTTCTTGAGCTCTGCTGTATCTTTGCCTTTACGGTCTTTGGCTTGGTGCTTTTCTTTTTTGTTTGACTTTGCATCAATAAACCTTCCAGTTTTCTTTTTTATAAATTTTTCGCAGCCCCATTCCCATGCTAGGGCCTCGGCTTCTTTTACTTGATGCTGATTGTGTTCAAATATCAAGAAGTCCCATCGTGCTCTGCCGCCAGCGTCTATAAACGCTTGCATATTACGTTCTACATTGTCCCAGACAACACCTTGCCTGTATATGTGATTAGTGTCCCTAAGACCGTCCACGCTGAAAATAACAGCACCCATCCTGCCAAAGACTTTGGCCAATTCACTCCACCACGCTTCATCTTTTGCTCCTGCGTTTGTATTCATGCTTAACCATATGTTAGGGTTATGCTCTCTAAAGTATTTGAATATTTCTAATGTATCTCGTGCTACAATAGGATCACCTAAGTTGCCGCACATATACATTGTGTTGAGCTGTGAAATAAATTCCGGCTTGAAAATTTGTTTACAATCTTCAAGTGTAAGTTCACTCAAATCAATATGCGGATTTATCCCTTCACCGTTCATATTACGATCACACATAGGACAGTTTGCTTGACAGTTTTGTGTAACTTCAAGGTGTATTGTCTTTATGTCCTGATAGCTATACATTTTGTTCTATTCAACCTTTTCTTTAGGAATTCTTATATCTGGAACACACGAACAAAATTGTGTATCGCAAATTAATGGCTCAATCTTTTTATCTAATTTGCCGTTTGCAACGTTACCTAAAAGATTCCTTTTTGCTGTAGGACACTGAGCACCGTATACATTACCGTCATGCCAAACAACTAATCTATGCTTGCCTGCATAACACTTCCATCCAGTGAACTGATGCATATTTTTCGATATCATTTCGTACATATAAAAAACTGGTTTTTCTTCGCCGTCAATTACTACGTTAACAGCAGTTGTACGATCCCTTGTTTTCATAATAGGTGCATTTTTATTATAATCAAAATTAGCCATCCAGTCTAATGTTTCTTTATCATAGTCTTGAGACTCGTTATTTGAATAATGTCTACGAGTCACAGGCTTTATGACAATTTTACAATATAAGTCTTCTTTTGCTAGTTCTTCTGCAAAATGTCTACCTTGCTGAACTCTATTTTCATCTAACATTATTAAACAAGTAACTCTACAATAAGGACCAATAATTTTTACAACTTCTTTTATATGATCAATATTAGCAAATTCTAAATGTACACTAATTGCAATTTGCTCAATCTCGGTGTTTTCGATAAACTTTTTCCACCAGCGCAAGGTTCTACTACCGTTTGTTACTATTGCCTTTTTGTAACTAGGATCTAGTTTATTAAAAAACTCACTCAAGTGCGGCCATATTGTAGGCTCGCCGCCACTAAGAGTAAGCATTTTTGCATTAGGATTAACTTCTTTATGAATATATGCCCAAAAGTCTAAACTTTTTTGTAGGTCAGGCCAGCCTGAAGTGCCGCCGTACAACTTTGGGTCACAGTAATTACAAGTATAGTTACAGACATTACTCATCACCCACTCGGCGTGCATACTGTCTGGTCTATCGTTAGTTAGATGTTTCATCTAATATTATCCTTATGTCTTTGCCCGGGCCAATCTTGCTCGGTAAATCACCGTACTGTTTTATATACCATTCAATAACTGCAACATACCAATTCTGACTATTGTGATGAGCTTGTTTATTAAACTGGTATATGTTATTGTTCGTTGCTTCCATAGTACTCAAGGCTCTAGCACTTTCAGTCTGTAATTGCCTTAAACTTAAATTACTTAATTCCAATTCTCATAAACCTTGTGTACTTTTCTAACGGCAATTCTCCAGTAAACAATACTTTACTTAAAGGTGCCATTTCAGCAAAATGCGAACTATCTTTAACACAATTTACATGTTCTTCAACTTCAACAAAATCATTACTTTGTAAAATAACTAATTTGCCTTCTGGTATTTTTCTAAACCAACTGTCAAAATCTATAATGTGTTCACAACTTGTGTTAATAATTGTATCAGGCTTATCTACAATTGGGTAACTTTGTCTGTTGTTTTTGTTACTCCAAAAAGTCCATTCGTGTTCTTCGTAATCTATATCATGTATATCCGCTGTAAGAGCCTTAAAGGTCCATTCTTGTTTGAACCAATCTTTGTTAAAGATTTCTGCAATTTCGACACAACTAGGATCTATATCAAAACTTCTTATTTTTTGTACATCAAGTCTTGCTGTGCTGAAAAGCATATTAGCAAGTGTTGCATACCAACCTGCACAAATAAAAACTGTACCTAAACTTTTTATTTCATTTTCTTTGCGTAGCTGTTGTAAAGTTTTTACAAGCCAAATTTTACTTTGTAACTGTCCTCTACTAAAACAATCTTTGTCAAATTCTATTTTATTTACAAATAAACTTTTAAATGCTTTACTAAAACTGCCTGGTTCCATTATTTCTAGTAAAGGCCACATTTTCCAAATATTATCTTCTAGTAAAAATTTCCGTAAATCTGTTATGTATTGTTCACTTAAAGTATTATCCCATACCTTAGGATCAAGCAACCTAAAAATACTGTGTAAATCTTTGTCAATATAAGATCTGCGCAAGTCACTAAAATTGCTAACTGTTGGATACAGTAGTTCAAATCTATCTAATAGTTCATGTGGTTTCAGCATCAAACTTCTCCTGTAGCCAATCAAAATCGTTTATTAACCGAAGGTCAGCCCCGCTAGAAAGGCCAAAGCCCATACCAGCACGAGCACCTCGAAGCGCATATTCACCAAACTCTCGATCTCCTCCAACAGTCGTCCACGTTTTAAGTCTTTCATCTGTTTCTCCCGACTTTTGTCTATCAATTACTTTGCTGCTTAGTTTTGCACATTCTCTAAATGCACTTTTCCAGGTGTTAAACGGATCTGTATTAAAGGCTGTAATGTTACTAATTTCTGGTACTGCTTTAAATTTATCACTAATACTTGTAGTCATATCAGGTTTACTAATATCCATATTAAGAGTAAGTTCTCTAGGTAATAATTTTACACCACCATATCCGTAAACTAAATCGTTTACTGGATTAATACTTCTCCATACATGAACAAATCCTTCTTGTCCTTTATATCTAAAATCAAAACTGTCAACAATTTTTGCATCACCGTCTACTACAAAAAACAAAGGTGTGTCGCACAACTTTGCTGCTTCAATGTGTGCTTGGTGAATACCTTTAACTCCGTGTATACGTTTTGCTCTTGGAAATCTTTCTTTTAGATCTTCCCAGTTTTCATCAGCGTTTGGTTCATTATAACTTATAAACACAATGTCATAATCTTTTACTTTCGGCTGACTAGCAACTGTAGCATGTTCTTTACGCTGTGTAACAAATTTGTAATCAAACTCTTTTTGCGATATAGGATTAGATTTACTACACAATACTATACCATCAAAGTGGTCACCATTTAAAAACACATGATTTATCTTCCTATCATATTCGTTGTCATGTGAAAAATACATATCAAACTTAAATGACTTTTCTACGACAACACTATCAGGTATCATCCAAAACATTTCTGTTTTGCTCATTTTGAGTGCTTTTAAATAATCTACATAAGACGATACTTCAAACTTTTCGTATTCGCAAGGACCACTTGCAATAAGTTCCCACTCCTTACGATTTACAATAAACTTGTAATCTATTTCTTTTTTGTTGAGCTTCTTGTGGACTGAACATAGGAATACGCCGTTGTATAATTCCCTGCCATCAACATCATGTATAAACGCATGATTCTCTCTCCTGTCATAACTGTTGTGGTGGCTAAAATAAAATCCTAAATCAAAATCTTCTTTTAGTTTTAGGTTATGACTGACTATCCAAAATAGCTCTGTAGTTGTAGAATCAAATGCTTTTTCGTATTCTTCAAATGTGTCAGCATAAAACAAATCATATTGTTTTGGAACACTAGCAACAATATCAATTTCTTTTTTACTAACATAAAATCTATGCTGTAATTCTTTGTCTCTAATTTCTAATCTTTTTGGAAATAAGTTTATGCCGTCATAGTGTTCTGCATTCTTGAAAAGATGTACATACTCTCCACTCCAAGCATCAGGAACATAATCAAAGTCAAACTCATCAAGCACTACAACATCGTCAGGTATGTACCAAAAGAATTTTGTAAATGCTTTCTTTTGAGCTTCTTTAAAATCGCCACACTTTTTCACTGTAGGAAACTTTGCTTTTAAAGTTTCATACTGCTCTTGGTTCTTTTCGTTAAGTTGATAAAAAATATCATACATGCTTTATTATACAACACTTTTTTAGTTTTGTCTAGTGTTTCCGTAATGAATACACTTGTTTTTACCTGTGTAAGATCTCCAAGGATCAAACACTGTAACGTTTTCTGGTACTTCGTCGCCATCGTGTACTAGTACAAATACACTTGGATTTTCGTTAACAACCCAGCCGCCCAGTTCTTTAACGTAGTGTTGTACAAGTAAACTGTAACTACCGTCTATGTATTCTACTCCCGGTTTGTAACTGTCGCTGCTAAATTGTATTTTGTTACCGTACTTTAATATTTCAATCGCCATGTTTTTTGCTTGTATTTCTCTTGCGTTCATTACACTATCAAATATATCATATCCTAAATGTAACTTATCTGCCATGTAACGCAGTGCAATATTATCACGTGGATGACATGCTCCGCCATCTCCCATACCTGCTTTCATATAACTTGGACCCATAATACGTTGTGTGCTATCACGTAAGGCACCTGTAACAATATCAACATTTATGTTGCCTTGCTTTTGTGCAACATCTTGTATCATATTAACAAGACCTATCTTAGTGCTAATAAATGTATTGTAAAATACTTTGATACATTCACATTCGTCCCAAGTACCAATTACATAGCGTGGATCGTTTTCCATTATAGTTTTATAAAAGTCTACAAGTTCTTTTGCGTCACCTGTCTCAGTACCGTCTTCAGTACCTATCATTACCATTTCAGGATTAACCATATCCCAAGCAACACTGCCCATTGCAATAAGATAAGGGTTATAAACAAATCTCGGTCTAGTAACAAGATCGATAAATTCTCTACGAGTAGTACCCGGCAATACTGTGCTAATCAGAACCAGTAACTGATCTTTATTCATATTCCTGTTTGCTTCTGCCAATACTTCCTTTACAGTATCATAAGAGAAATCTTTAGGTTCTAAATGTGCAGTCGGGGCTCTTCCGTCATACGCAGGATCATGAGGTGTAGGCACTGCAACAAAAACAATGTCGCAACCTTGTACTGCTCCTTCTATAGTAGGAAACTGTAGTACACGGTTAGTTTTGCGCTTTTCTATATCATAACCGTTAACCATATGACCTTTTTCTGCAATTACTTCTGCGCAAGGTAATCCTAACTTTCCTAATCCGATAAATGCAACTTTCATTAAAACTTAACCTCTTCCAAAAACTTTCTATTCTTCTTTGCTGCTCTTAGCAACATTTTTTTATTGTGTTCTAATCTAGGTTTAAGGCTTATCAATAGTTCTTTCAAATCTTTTTTTTGCTTGTAGTTTTGAATAATATTTCCAATCCATTTAATCCTATCTGTATGCCACTGATGCTCGTATCCTTTTCCGAATAAATCATCAAACGTATCAATGCCCCAACTGTGTAGTATTTTATATACGTTATTATCACCAAGTACAACAAAAGGACGCAAGCCGATAATAGGTTTAAAAATCTTCTCGCTCAAGAACACATTTGTATGTATCGTAGTTTCGCTTACAATGTTGAGAAAGTGAGAATTCCAATTACTGCGAAGTCCTAGACTTGTAATATCATTTGTAATTCCGCCTGCGGTTCCTGCTACTGCATGATCACCTTCTTCATTTTTTACATCTACAGGTAATGTAATAGGTACAGGTAATCCTTTGTAGTCCCAAGGATTATCAAATTTTCCTAAACTTATATATCCGTAGTCTAATAAATTTTTATCGCTTAAATGTTTTATTAGTTCTACTCTATGCATGTGCGGTTTTCGATTTAAACACATGTAAACTTTTTTGATATCATTATTGACCATATCAAAACAATCCGGGTTATTGTATTTGTCCCAATGTTCGTATACAAAGTCTAACCAAAAACTAAAATAATGATCACCATCATAATTACCGAAACGTACTACATTAGGATGACTTCCTATTGCATCGTTTGCTTTTGATCTACAGACCCTGTTTTCCCAATCAGGTCCACTGTAACAAACAATCTTTTCAGGATTAGATGCTAGTAATGCTTTAAGATCATCATCTCTTTCTATCCAAGTAGAATTAATAAATGAAGTCCCTGGTTTACATTTTGCTTTTAACATTTCTTTGATTGTTAAATCATGAACACCTATAATAGTTGTAGCATCAAATCCTTTATCATAATGCATGTGTAGTCTCCAACCATTTTATAACATCAAGCCATTTTTGTTTACCTTTGTTTTCAAAAAATATGTTTCTATTATAAACACACTTGTCTTTGATATACTGGCTTCCTAATATTTTATCTTTTTCGCCGTTTATTATATTTTCAACATTTCTTATTAATAGTTTACTTCTAACTTTTATGTCTTCAACTTCGTCGTATGTTTCGTCAAACAACTCTGGAAAAGTAACGTACCCATACTTTCGTAAGAATGAAAGTGTATTAATTTGACTTGCTACTAAAAAAGGATGAAAGTTTACAATAGGTTGATATATTTTTTCAGTTATAAAAAGAACGTCTTCATCACCAGCAGGTTCATATGTTGTTTCTGTAACAAAAGAAAAATCAGTATGTAAGTACTGTTTATTAATCAATGCACGTTGATTAAAACCGTGTTCAATTTCATATCCATCATAATCTATAATATAAGGAGCACCTTCTAAAAATTTATCCAAAGGTTGTTCTAAACTAGCATGATGATCATCATTAAAACAATATTTCCTAATGTCTTTATACATAGACTCTTTTGCAAATCTACCAAGGTGAGGTTCGTAATATCTGTTTAACCAACTATAATAACTATATTGTAACAAATCTCTTTTGTAAAACTCAGCAGCAAAAAACACTCTTTGTGATCTAGGATTTGCATTTTTAAAAATAAAACGTTTACGCTTAGGTTCGTCAAAATTTAAAAATGTTTGTTCGTCTAACGGCTGCCTATCCATTTGAGTAATTTCATAGTTATAAGTAGCTTCAAAACTATCCATGCCGTAAACACTTATTTCCCGTAATCCTTTTGCTTTGCGCCAATACCTAAAGTTCTTTTCTATGTTTATATCACCAAATACTAAGAAAACTTTATGTCCAGGTATACCTAAGTCTTTTAAACAAAAGTCTATTATATCTATAAACCTTGGCATGTTAAGTGTAAATCCTTCATTAGGAAACCAAAGTAATAATTTTAATTTACTATCTAGGCTTCTTAGTAAATTCAAAGGCTGCTCATCAATGTGTTCAAAAACATTTCTATAAACAAATGCTTGATCTATCCAATCAATTTCTACATGATAAAATGCAGGCTCTCCCGCCCAAGTGTCTGGAGTAACCCTTTTATATTCAATATCAAGGTAGTCGCATATTTCTGTAATAAATTTTGGCTTAACACTTTTAAATAAGTTTTGTTTTACTGCGGCCCTAGTTCTAAGTTCTCTAGGAACACTATTAGGTATCCACTTTCCTTTATCCATTCCACTTTGATAGTAAAGTGTTAGCATGTGTATACTCCTTTATGATGAAGCAACCAAAAATTGTATACAAAGTCTTTGTGAGCTTCGTGACTTGGATGATTATCATAGCCGTCATCCCAAGTATTAAGATTATCTAAAGTATATTCACGCAAGCCGCCATCTTCGATATTTGTAAATAAAAACTTTTTCCAATTAATTTCATCTTGTAAGGTTACAAATTGGTTAGCGCACCATGTTTTATATTCTTTTACATATGCCCTAAATGTTGTAAATCTATAATCCCAACCTTTTAATTCACACATCTGTTGCACAAGAAGAATATTTGTTAGAGTCTGTTGCCACATATTATTTTGATTCCAAAAATAATGCATATAGGATCTAAATGCATCAACATACTGTAAATCAATTCCTTCTATATCGCTCCACTTTGTTTTTTCGCTTACTATTCCGCCGTTTAGCAACCAATAGTTTTCTGTTATACGTTGAAACTCTCCTAGTGCAGATTCTGTACAAAACAATCCAGGATTGAAATCATTATCAGCTAGTTTGTTTCTGTTAAACAACTGACTTGCAAAAGGTGTGTCTTTTTCGTGTATTGGAAACTCTACTCTACTAGGCGCACTCCACATAACTGATATGTCAGGTATATACCCTTCTCGTTCAGCTTTCAATGCACAGTCTATAACAGCGTTTGCTATAAATCTATTTCCAGATCCACTCTTACTTACATTACGCGAAGGGGTCTTTCCTAGTACTTCTTCTTGGATCACTCTTGCCCAACTACCGGGCATGTCTGTAAAACTACAACCACCGAATATATAAAACTTTTTTAAACCCATGTGTTAACCTGCCCGTGATCTATGCTCATATTCAAATACTTTTCTTGGTTAGCTGATAAACGTTTTTGTATTTTTTCTTTGTCTATGTTGTCTATACTAGCAAGATATTTACTTAACGAATCGTATGCTGCTTCAAAACGTGATAAATCATCTTTAATTGTATCATACGTGTTATCTAAGATATCGTCAAATGTGTCAAATCCTGATGCACGTAAAAACTGTAGCGTATCAGGCTGTCCAATATATATTGCTAGATGACAATTAGCAATAGGCTTCCATGTTTTCTCTGTGATAAACAGTCCTCTTTCTGCTTCGGGATAAGTTTCTGTTACTAAACTAATACTAGTTTGTTCATATATCCAAGAATCGTGTAGTCTGTCGTTTTTGTGTATTTCTCTATTTGATCTATCTAAAACTAAATTGTTTTTATTTGCTCTCATATGATCTATTGTAACAGTAGGATGAGGATATCTATCTTTAAATTCTTGATAATATACATCGTTTTCAAGTTGATCGTATCTATTTAGAAAACTTACTAATCCGTGTTCTAATAAATTCTTATCCATAAGACGCTGGAGTGTGTAGTACCTATGCCAATCAGGTCTACCATTTAGACATAAAAATTTAGGAGCAAAAGTATTTGTATTATTTGTTTTTACTCCTTTTGTTTTTATATGTGTAAGATAGTCATATGCCCAATAATTGAAAAACTTTCCTTTGCTAATCTTAGCATTACAATGTATCACAGTTCCTTGTTGCTGGAAATAACTTATATCAATATATTTTGAATCACCTTCTGTGTGGAATATTATTAAAGGAAGATCATTTACTTTTTCTATTTCACCAATACCGCTAACATGTTCGCAAATTTGAAATGCCTGAGGGCCGTCATAATGTAAATCTAAAACATTTGCTAATCTCGGAAACTCTAAACATTCAAACTCACCTTTCACTAAAAAATTTTCTGCCATAAACTTACACTTTCAAATCCGTTTTGCGTTCCACTTGTATTACAATTTTTACAAGCACTTAATTTTGATCGCTCGCCCTTGTTTAATTTATTTCTTACATCGATAAATTTTTGTGACATCCAGATATCAGCAAAATTTTTAGTCTTTATATTACCGAACGGTTCTTGTCTTCTTGACCAATCATTGCAGCACAATCTTACTTCACCGTCCCAGTCTACAAAGGCTTTATAAAAAGGAAGCCAACAAGGACGAAAGAGTGTTTCTGCTTCTTGCACTAGGCCGCCTCTGTTGTTATAGTTGTATTGTTTAATTAATTCTGGCTCTCCAGTATCATGATGATTGCGTATCCTATAATTAATTTTACAATCTTTTAACAAGTCTTGCATTTTATAATATTGTTCGTCACCATCATAGCAATCTACAATTAACATGCTTAATCCAGCATCACTAAACTGCTGGTGTGTAATTTGTCCTGACAAGAGCCTATCTCCGTTGGTGATAGTTTCTGTGTAAAACTTGCTGAATATTTTTATTAGTTCAAATATGTTGGGATTAAGAGTAGGTTCGCCAAAGCCTGTAATATGAATATCGCCGGTATAATTTGCAGAAGACAAGTCTGCTACTATTTTTTCTGCAATACCTATATCCATTTGTAAATTTCTATTAGGATAAACTTTAGGGTCACTTCGAGGACAAAAACTACAAGTACGATTGCATAATTCTGTAGGATTTATTTCTACAACACCTAAACCCAGCAATAAAGGATTACCTATGTTTGCTTTGAGGTATCTTTTGTTCCTATAACTAATATGATCTTGTACATTAAAACTTGTCGACATAACTATCTGGAATAATTAACGGATTATCCCAACTTATTCCATTCCGATTTGCAGGATGTTCATTATTTACTATTATAATTTTCCTGTCTTTGGTGCATGTTACAGCATTTTGTGGATCTACAAATAACAATAACTCAAATATATCACCTAAAAATTCTTTTTCTAAATGTATGCTTAATCCGCTGTATGCACATTTTTTAGGTAGCTCTGATAATTGTAAATTACTTTGTAAAATTTCAAAACTATTAAACAACTCTTTTGTTCTATCATAAAACTGGAAGTTTAACATATCAGTGTGTAGGTTAACGTTATTTGGATTATTTACTACCATTGGCAAACTTCTAAATACTAAATCACTCCATTGATTCAATTTAGTTTGAGTAAAGCCTTCGTAGTTTGTAGGTAGTGTTTTACTAGGCCAAGCATCAGGACCCAAAAATTCATATGTAAAATCTTTGGTCATCTCACCTGTGAATTCACCGTTTACATAAAGTTTTTCTTCAATTTCGGTACGAAATACAATATCGTACTTGCTCCAAAGACATTTTCTTAAATCTTGTTCACTTTCTATAGCAACACCAATCTCTTCTAATTCTTTATATGTTTTTTGTCCTTTGTGTACAGAAAGCATCAAAGGCATTACTTTACATCCTAAAAACTTACCTGCTACACATCTGTTAGTTCCTGGATGAACTAGATATTTGCCATTGTCCATATGATTTACTGCTTTAACAGGATTTGCCCAGCCTCCACGACAGTAACTTTGTACAAGCCACATAATTTTTTCAAAATGATGTACAACTTTATTTTCTCCGCCCATAGGCGTAATCAATGATCTTACAGAAAAGTCTTCAACTACACTCTGAGCAATGTGCTTATCTCCGCTAGGATTAGAAAGCATCCATTCTTGTAGTTCATCTTCACTAAATTTAAGATCCCACTCTAGACTTTCCATAGGTGCATCAAACAAAATTACAACGTGATCGTCAAACCATGTTTCATCAAAAAAATCTTGACCTTGTGTAGACACTAGTATCCTCCTCTTAATAATGCATCGAGCTCAGGAAACACTTGTTGAAAGCTCTCTTTTCTATGTTTGTCTAATATATGCGTATATTTAAAGAAATTTTCTATCGAGCCGTTATAATTAGACATTTGTGTTACAAAAGGTTGGTATTTTTCTTTGGTTAACTTTTTCTTTACAGCTTCATGTGCATATTCTGGTATTGCTTGAACGTTATAATGAGCTGGACTGTGTAATGCATTTAAAAATAATCTGTCTTCTAGCAAATCTAAAGTATTAAACCACTCTTCAAACTCAGGCAGATATAATAAATTAAAAATATTAACAGTATGACAAATACTTGTGTGTAAAAACTTGTGTTCATTTACAAAACGCAAGTTTTCTTCTGCTTCTTTCCATACAGCTGGATGTCTCTGGTATTCAAAATGACTTCCGACTCCGTCTACACTAAACATAAGTTCTACCCATTTAAATTCTTTCCAAATGTCTAGCATACGTTGGGTAGGTTTGATTGTAGTGTTTGTGTTATAGTGCAAACTTATTTTATGTGCATGACCTTGTTCAACACATTTTTCCAATAATTCAAAATGTTTTTTAATTAACAAAGGCTCGCCGCCTGTAAAGTCAAGCCATTCAATGTGTTCTACAATTTTTGCAAGATCTCTCCAAATTCTACTGTCGTCTTCAATCCAATAACTTCTTAGATTAGGATTTAGTACTTCGCCGTATAATAGTTTTTCGTCTTCTGCCCATTTGAAGCTACTAAAACTGCTACAAATTCTGCATTTTAAATTACAAACTGTTCCTAATTTTAAATCAAAGTAAACAGGAACTCCTAGTTTATTACCTATCCTATTAGAAAGGTGTTGAAAACGTTCATTGTCAGCTTGACGTTTACTTCGTATTCCTCTAGATTCATTATCCCAACATTGTTTACACCCTTCAGGCTTTTTACCTGCAAGAAATTCGTTACGAAGTGTTGTCATTTCTTCGCTAATCCAAATTTGCGATAATGAATCTGTACTAAAATGACCTGCTGCTTTATTACTGTTATAAAGACAGCACGGTTTTGCTCTGCCAGTGGCGTCAGCTTCGACATGTATCCAAGGATTTATACAAATATTACTCAAATGCTCTCCTTATCATCGGATAAAGATACTCATCTGCAACTAACTTGTGTCCTTCGTTAGAAATATGATATCCGTTGTCTATAAAATGCTCTTGATCTAAATATTTTATAACAGCATCTTTCCTTATGTTAACAATGCTTCTTTTGTGTATGTCTTTTCCTAAAGGTACCCAAGGATAAAATACAATCATTGCGCCTTTAGAAAGTATATAACTTCTCAGCATATCTAACTGAGCATGTATCATATCATTTTTTACGTCACTAAAAATATTTTGTTCGTATAGGTACTTATTGGTAACACTTTTAGAATCAGTTTTCACTAGAGCTTCTTTATAACTGCCTAGTGTAATACGTTCTAAAACGTCTTCAGTTATGCCTCTTACACGAATATGTTCGCCTTCTGTAGTCCAAATAGGCTGTTCTTCTAAACTGTGTGTTTTATTATCTAAAAAATTATCTCTACCGCTAACACTATAGGTTAATCTATCAAGTGTAGTAACTTGGAATAAAACAATTTCTGGTTTAAACTTATTAAAAAGTCTATATGCACTCCAAATAGCATAAGGAATATCAATACCAGGATGTCCTCCGTTGATAACACGAGTATCTAATTTATTTTGCAAATGCGCAGAAAATGTTTCATCTGGTTCTACGCCTGTTCCGTATGTCCAACTACACCCAATAGTAAGAATCATTTTACTAAATCCTGTAATTCTGGAAACGTAGTTGCAAAATCTTCATTTCTAATTCTATCAACCATTTCGATATTCTTTTTGAACTCGGGTATAAGATGTGAAGTATCAGCATCATTCATATATTTTGCTAAAGACAACCAATGACTGTATCTTTCATTTCCCCATGCTTTGGATTTTTCTGCTATTGCTTCATATTTTTCTGTAAGTTCTTTTTTCATATAGTCAGGTAAAATTTGTAAACTTAGGTGTTCAGGATGCTGCACAATATTAATATGAAAATCTCCTGCATTTTCTATGAACTTTGCTTCCATTGCCCATTCATAAAAGTCAACAATGTGATATGCATTTTGTACACTTGCTGTAAAATTTACAAAAAACTCAACACCTGGTGCTTGTTGCTTCATTTTTTCTCTGTTGGCAACTATTTTATTCCAGTCTGTACCTTTACGAATATATTCTGCACGTTCTCCGAATCCGTCAATACTTGCTCCTACAACAACTCTATCAAACTTTGGCCATATTTCTAAAACATCTAATTTTTTATATTTCATCTGACTAAAGTTAGTATTGTAGCGTATAATTGTATCGTACTTTTGCATTTCGTCTAACTTATTAAGTATACGATAATGCTCTTCCATAAGCAAGGGCTCGCCTCCTGCAAAATAAATATCTTCTACTTTATCAAACAACGGTTCTATCTGTTGCCACATATTAATGTTTTTGCCAGGGTCAGGTAAATCATTAGGAAGTTGTCCCCATAATTTTTTTTGGTCTTCATACCAGCCTGTACTCAATTGTGGACCACAACTTCTACAACGCATATTACAGATATTAGAAAATCTAAAATCCCAGTAATGTATGCTTAGTTCATCTAACGTGCCATCTGGATTAGTTTTATCTAGTAGATGCATGTGACGGTCAAACGTTTCGTTCATATGTTTACGTAAACTAGTACCGCCGTGCTTTTCGTTAATAAAACAACGCTTACAACTTTCTGGTTGTTCATTGTTAAGGAACTGTGTGCGCAATTTTTTCATTGCTTCATTGTTCCAAATTTCAGCTAAGGTATTATCGTTTAAATTACCAACAGTGTCTTCCATTGCTGTCAGACAACAAGGATACACATTGTTGTTAGGCCATGTGTGTAAATGTATCCAGGGTGCTATACATACGTTATTAGTCATAAGTTGCCAAAGGTTCGTCTATATTTTTAGGATCAGGTTTTAGTACCCATCCTTCTTTATCTGCAAGTTCTTGTATTTCAACATCGGTGTCTGGTATGCTTTCTACCCAGTCTGTAAGTAACTTAGGAAACACATATAAACTTTTATTTCTTCTGATATCGTACTGCTGATAAAATGTTTTAAAGTCTCTCCAAAGTGTAATAGGATTACTAGTTCTACGATGTGGAGCATCAACTGTTACAAGATAGTCTATAAGACGTTCTATGCTTGCACGTTCAAACTCGTGCCATAATTCTTTGTCTTTATTTGCTTCATACCATGTTGACAGTTTTTTATGCATTTCATCTTTTATATGATTAGGCAATGCAAGTGGAGATTGAAAACTAGGAAATCTCAATAAGTTTAAACTTACTGTCGGCCACTTACTATCAGTTAGTTCTTTCAATTCATACACTTGGTCTAAAAACTCAGTAATACTAAACAAACATAAACTGTTTATTGTCATCATAATATGTAACTTTGCATTTGCTTCTGTTAGTATTCTTTTAACATTAGATAACCATAAGTCGTATTCTAAACCGTCTCGAATATATTCAGCTTGCTTACCCACACTTTCACAACTAGTGTAAATTTCAAAGTGATGCATTCCTTGAGACTTGTTAATAAGTTTGTCTATAATGTCTTTTTTAGCAATTAAATTACTGTTTATAGCAAATCTCATTTTTGTCTTTTGCGATTCAAACCAGTCAATTAGTTTCCAAGTGTTTCCACTCATTAAAGGTTCACCACCAGTAATACGCAATTCTTCTAAGCTACTGCTTAGTCCGTTATCCCACCATTTCCAAAACGCTTGAATGTAAGGATTGTCTTCGTCATCTTTGTAAGGCTGTGTCCAACTACCATCTTGACGGAATGCTCCTGCACCGTCACTTACAAGATTTTTGTATTCGCCATGCTTTTTAATATCTTTTGCCCAAGTAGTACTGAAACTAGCATTGCAGTAAGAACATGCAAGATTACAAGTACGATCAAATGCGATTTCAAATGTTTTAAGATGAACACTTTCTGTATAATTTAAATCGTAAGCACGTTGTAACTCATCGTCATCATATATAATTGTTTTAAAAACTCTGTCACTTACAGCATCCTTGCCCATATCTTCCATTTTCCAGCAATACTCACATTCTCTTGGACGCTGCCCGACTTGCATCTGACGGCGCATTTCTTTTTTATGCTTTGTATTATGAATTGCTGTAAAATCAGCTTCTACTTCCTCTACTGGAATTTTATGTGCAGGAGGGTGGTGGCAACTTGCGGTTGTGCCGCTGCCTAACCATGTAGTAGCATTATACCATTTTGCTCCGCAGAAACTAGGACTTTTTGAATTAATCACTCGGTCTCTGTATTGGATTAAACTTTCATCAGGTTTTTTAGGCATTCCAGTCCTCTATAATCTCTCTGTAATCTTCAAAAACTTTTTTAAAGTTTTTTCTACGTCTTTTATCGTATGCTTGTATGTATGCAACAAAATCTTTTCTATGCTCTATAGCTGGATCTGTATTACGTAGATAATCGCAAAATCTTTTTATTTGATCCCATTCTTCAAGATACAATCTTGCATACTTATCTGGACTATGATATTTCAACCAACCTTCGCAAGTAGATTCAATTGCATTTGCATAAAGCAAACGATCTTCCTTGTCTAGCAATGTACACTGTAAGTGTGGAGGCCAACGCAAGTAATTAATGCTTATCGGAATACGATTATATTCAAATGCTTTGTTATATTTTTTACGAAAGTCCATTACAAGATCTATAAATTTTTCAAAACTAGGCAAACTTAAAATGTTTACTGTTGTCATAATTGCAACTGTACTTTCAGTTTCGTCAAGTACCTGTTCTACATTAGCAATCCATTGCTTATAATCTAGTCCGTCTCTTGCATATTCGGCTTGCGCACCTACGCTTTCTAAACTTGTATACACATCTATCTTTTTTACTTTATCTTTTAGCATGTTAATTTTTTCAATTAACTTATCAATAAGATTGTTTGGCACACAAAGGTTAGTGTTAATAGCAACTTCCAATTCAGGCATAGGATTCTCAATAAGCATGTCTAGCAAACGCCATGTTTCCTTGCTCATTGTAGGTTCACCGCCTGTTAATCGTAATACTTTTAAATGCGGTAATGCATCTGGAAACCATTTCCAAAATGCTTTTACATAAGGGTTTACTTCGCTGTTTAAATAAGGAAACTTTTGTGTCTTTTTTAAGTAATCTAAATTGTGCGATCCGTGCAAAACAGGATACTGTCCGTGTTGCTTTATATCTTCCATCCACTTGCTGCTAATTTCTGGAGAGCAGTATGCACACGCAAAATTACACGCATTTGAAAAACTAACTTCTAAGTAACTAGGATAGGTATTTTCTTTAGGATCACTGGTTGCTATTTCATCAAATCTATCCCAAGCCCAGTAGTCAGCAGTTTTATAATGTCTATCACTAAAGTAGTTTTTATCTAAATCTTCTATGTTCCAGCAATAATCGCATTCACTAGGACGCTCACCTTTAAGCATCATTTCACGTTGTTTCTTTTTGTGCTTGCTATTATGCAGTGCATGTGGATTGCCCATAATTTCGCTAATAGGAATTTTATGCGGAGCAGGGTGGTGACAACTATGATTGTAACCGTTTTGTAAATAGAGTGTAGTTTGAAGCCATTTAGCCGTGCAGAAAGAGCAACTTACAGAATTAATCTGTTTGCGCTTTTGTTCAAGTACCTCAATTCTTTTTTCATTACTCATTCTGGATCAATTACAAATTGTTGGTTAGGGTTGCGACTAGGATTTTGATAAACTGTTTTAAAGAACTTACTTTGCTGTGCATCTAAAGGATTTTCTGCAATAGGCACTTGTAATTCTTGCATGAGCTTTTCACCTAGATCGCTTACTTCATCGTGCAAGTACATTGGTTTGATAAATTTTACTTCTTGTTCCCACATATCGTTTAAGTATTCAAAGTCACGTACATTTACATAATCCCAATCTGTACACATTGTCATGTATAGTCCCTGACGTGCTCCGTAAATAGCCCATAGCCCGTTATCGACATCTGCACCTACCATAAGCCATATCCACAACCTATGTAAATTTTTCCAGTGTCCTTTAAGGAATTCTTCTTGTGTAGGTTTTACACCTTGATCAAGTGCCATTTTAACACCCTCACGGAATCCTGCTCTCCATGCTTGCTGCGGTGTCTCGTTATTGTATACATACGAATAACAACTGTTTTGTTGGATATATTTTAAATCCCAACAAAAGTCTACTTGTGCATGTGGATTATCTGGATCAGCATTTTCATGTGTACGCATGTTTAACACATATTCTTTAGGCCAACATTTAAGTCCGCCGTTGCCGTACATAAGACCGTTAATTACATTCTTACCACACCAGCTAATAACACTGTGTTCTAAATCAGCATGTTCTTCAAAATCTATTTCTTGTACAAGGAATTCAGGATTGATTTGATTGTCACCGTCAACAGTAACAAACCTGTCTGTTTCTGAAAGTTCTGCACAGGCTTTATGTGCAGCATCACTTCCTTTAACACCATGTACACGTTTTGCCCACGGAACTTTGCTACACAAATCTGCGTAATTTTTTTCTGCATTTGGCTCATCGTAACTTAGATAGATAATATCATAGTCAATTACTTTGAACTTTTTGCTCATACTAGCACCTCGTGTTTATAACTATCAAAATATTTGGCTGTATAGATACTAACTTTGTCGTTTATCTTTTCAAACTTATATTCAAAAGGAAAAGTATATTCGTCATCGTAAATTAGATCGTTTACACTTAAACGCAAAACTCTAAACAAAATATTTGGATCAAATTTTGCAGTAATACTAAAGAATATATTACTGTTAATACTTACTGCTTCTGATCTTAAAAAAGTTCTTAACGAATCACTTACCTTAATCCTCCAACATTGTTCTCTATTGTCTTGTATTATTGTTACATCACAATCTTCATCGATGTCAGAAGGTACTTCGTAAAGTGTATTATATACGTGATCATTTTCAGTTTCTAAATCACCTTTCTCACGTAGCACATATTCTTTTAAACCAATATCAAAAATAACTTTATATTCTGTCATAGTTTTTTCACCAGACATTATATCTTTAATTTCGTTTGGTTCAACTTCGACATACGAATTTTCTTCGTTGCCCTTTTTACCTACTCTGATAAGCTCTCCTGTATCAGGATCAAATTCTACAAATGTTTTAGATGACACTTGCAATGTTTGTATCATATCTAAAAACGAGTTTAATTCAGACATCTAATAATTCCTCATATCTTTTAATTACAGCACCTTCAATAAAGTCCTTTTCTGTATAATGCAAAATACCAGTTTGTATGTGATTACCTAATTTAAGTTTACAATCTTCATCCATATAAACACTGATTCTGTTTTGCCATTTGTTTATTGCTTCGTACCAATCTTGTATTCTTGGTTTCATGTGTGTGAAACTTGGAAATTTCACTCTTGTATTTGTAATTTCTGTATCACAATCTAGTATCTTACTAACAATAGCTGCACTTACATCAATACTACAACGTTTTGGATAGTGTTCTTTTACATATTGTCCGTAGAAGAATTCCCAGTTGTTTACAACTAGTTCCAACCATGTATAAAACTTGTGTGAAAAATCGCATTTCTTAAAGTAATGAAATCCACTATACAAATTAGGTAATTCATTTGCTGTGAATGCTTTTCTGTAATAATCATCTGTAATCTTATCTCCACGATATGTGTAGACGTTGCTTACAAAATACATTTCATAATTTTCTAAAAACTTTATCCAACTGTCTATGTCTTGTAGTACAAGCATATCTGTATCTAATACCAAAGTTCTAGTATAAGGAGTTACATGATATATTTTCCAACGATTGCTAATTTTCCAAGATTCTTCTTCAGCACTATCATTCCAAGGTATTTCTATAATTTGATCAAAGAAACGATGATATTTTTCTGGAACTTCATCATTTGTAATCAAACTTACAGGTATGCCCGGGTTTGTAGTAGCAATACTCATAGCATTTACACATGCTTGTAAAACATAATCATCAACATCGTTATTTTGTGCAAGCATTACAATGCCAAAATCATCCATTTGACATCTCCTTATCTATTTGACGAACCAAACTAAATTTATTCATTACGTGTATGCTTTGACCTCTTGTACGTAAAGGTGTATACTCTCCTAGATGTTTTTCCTTTTCTACTAGGAAAAGCATATTGTCTTCTTCTAGATCCCACAGTATGTCTTTGTCAGTAGTATACATCAACTTACCTGGTAACGGAGATACAAATCCGCCTTGTTGAAACCCGTTCATCATATGTATAGCAATACTAAAAGCAAAATCGTTTCGGAACATTTTACTTGATATTTGATAAACACGTCGATAGTGTTCATAGTTGTCTTGTATGTGTGCAATTAATTCAAAAAATCTTTTGTTTGTTTCTGTCTTTTTAAAATAAACAACTGTTGCCCAGTAAAAGTCTACACTACTATCACTTACATACTTAAATTCTCTCGGGTTGCGTACATTAGATATGTCCATACTATCTTTGTAAATTGCAAAATCGTTTACACTGCCAAAACAATTTTTAAGCAAACTATTAGACACAACATAGTCAGTATCCATAAGAATAGTTTCATCGTAAGGAGAATATTCGTATGCGTTATATCTGCCAAGGTTTTTAAAGTGGGCTCTTCTACCACTTAGTGCGCCGTCATGAAAAGTCCTGTGGTTGTCTATTAACCAAGGATCTATAGAAATTACTTCGTCAAAAACTTCTGTATCAAACTCTCTTTCTAAGTAGTGAAGAGAATCTGTAACTAATGACGTTGGTACACCTAAATATTTTCTTATTCGTTTTGCTAAAAAATACGCCTGTTTGATATAATCAATTTGATCGTTATTTCTTGCAAATAGTAGTACACCTTTACTGCTCATAATCTACTAAATTTTCCATCGACCTATTTGATTTAATTTTTTCGTACTCTGCGAAATAGTTATTAGATGCTGTGAAGTAAACATCTAGAATGTCATCGTAAAATTTTTCTAAGTCAGAAATATTTGTTGGAATATCGTTATCGTCAGTAAGTACTGCTTCTTCTAGCCCTTTGTCTACAAGCAGTCCTACAAAAGTGATAAGTTCTTTTGTTACAGAAAACTGACAACCGTTTGTGTAATACAAAAGATCTTCGAAATATTTTTCTTTTAAAAGTCGTTTTTGGTTATTCATAGTAACCATAAAGTTACTAAAGTCAAGTGCTTTTTCTAACCGTTCGTCCATAAGAGCCTCCAGTCTATTGCACTAGTATATAACGATTTTAGGATTTTGTCAAGACTATATTGACTGTAAAAGTGTTCCTGTTACAGGAGCAATATCAACAGTAGTGTAAGTTGTTGTACCTATTGTCATTTCTCCTGCAGGTCTTAAAAGCTGAACGCTAGAGGAAAGTGTACCTGTAACATCTTCGTCAATGTCAAAGAAAGGGGCTTGTGACGGTGGATTATCAAGGTCTTGGAATCTTATTCTAAATCTAAGTTCTGTTGCACTAATTTCTCTTACAGCAATGTCCCATTCGTTATCCACGTAATCACTACCTGAATAGCTTGCTATAATTTTATAGTTACTAGTAAGTCCGTTGTAATTTCCTATATTAGCTGCGACTGTTGCAGATCCAGAAGTTGTTGTTCCCGCTCGGCTAAAAGTAATTGTGCCTGCGTTAGATAATAAACTTCTCCAGTCATTTGTTTTCAATCCTGAACCGCCTGTAATACTTGCAAAGAATCTAATTTCTCCAGAGGCATTAAAATATCCTTGCCTTTCAGCTGCATTCTGCCATGTAACTGTAAACTCGTGTGTTAGTGTACCGTTCCAGTTTAAAAATCTTTGCTTGCTTAATGTAGTGCCAGTACCGTCACGTAAATCATCTAACTCAAATTGGCCTGTGCCTTGTGCAAACAAGTTTCCTTCTACTGATGTCATAAGTGTTTCTAAGTCTGTAATAACTTGTTCTTCAACTTTATCAACTTGTGCAACAGGTTCAAAATCTGCTAGTGGGTTAGTCCCTGTTTGGTGTACTCTAGCAGCCATAATATCAAGGTATATGCGAGACCATTGATCTGCTGTAATTTTATTACCTTGTACTTCCGATAAACTATGAGTTCCTGTGCTACCTCCAACTGCTACTGCGATTTTTGTACTAGAATTTACAGGAAGATCACTATGTAGTGTAAATGTGTTTGCACCAGTACGATTTACATAGTAGTATTGCTCGTCTTCTAGTCTGTATGCATCATCATTGCCGCCGTTGCTATAAAGAACCAAATCACCGTCTTGGAACCCGTGGCTGTTTATTGTAATAGTTCCATCATTAGCAACAGAGCCTACAATACTCCAATTCACTGTTCTATATGAAATAGGGTCAACATTACTACTTCTTAACGGTTGAGCATACCCAGTAGTACTTGACGAGTTTGCAGGATCACCGTATACAGCAGCGATTCTGTCCTGAAGTAAATTAAATCTGGTTGCTAGAATTGATGTAGGCATGCTGTCTCCGTAACGAACTCATTTATACTATTTATGCGTATTTTATTTTATAGTATAATCGAATTGAATAAGTTAGGAGCGTCTACTTCTACACTAGGTCCAGTAGCTCTGTAAATTTGTACAATACTTTTTAAAGTTCCGTCTACGCTTTCGTCAACACCGCCAACAATGCCGCCTGGTGGAACTGGAATAATCGGACTATCACCAGTATCTTCGTCTCTGAAAGATATCAAAAACTTTATAATACTATCACTTTGTTTTCTAGCAGCAATTGTATATCTGTTTTCTGCATAAGCTGCGTTGACATCACTGCCAACCTTTTCAAATATCAGCTGATATGTATTTGTTAAATTATAAAAACCAATAGCAAAAGCAGTACCAGTACCGCTAGAGCTTGTTTCATTATGCTTAAACTGTACTTGACCTGCGTTATTTAAAATTAGGCGCCAGTCATCTGTTTTTAATTCTGTGCCACCTGATAGTGTACTATAAAATCTTAGCTGACCGCCGCTATTAAAAAAGTGTCTTGCTTTGTCTGCTGTATCAAACGTAACTTCAACTTCGTGCTGTAAATTACCACTCCATCCAGTTGTTCTTGTGCTTGTAATACCTGCATCTAGTGTAGCTTGTGAATCGTTTATTAAAAACCTGTCTGCTTCAATTGCTAACATAAGAGATTCAAATGCGCTAACTGCTTTCTCTACATACGGCGAAGTATCATCATCTAAGATAAGATCTCCAATATTTATAGATTCAATCGAAACTGGTACAGTTCCTGTTTGGTGTGTTCTTGCACGACTCATGTCTATATAAAGACCTTGCATGTCTTGTGCTGTTACTGTAGCACTAGTTAACGCTTGGGCACTTTCTAGTTGTTGTCCGTATCCGTCCGAACCACTACCGTTACCTTGTATTGTTGCAATACGAGATTGCAAGTTGTTAAATCGTGCTGCTGTAATTAGATCACCGACTGCCATTTTACTTTCCTATTATACTTTTAGTACACATTCTACTAGTTTTTCGCCCTCGTCACTATTACTTTCAAGTGCAACACCTACTAGTGCTGTTGAAGCAATTGTTGTACAAATACCGTCGTCCCATGCGTATACAGGTTGACCTTTTGATACTGCACCTTTAACTCTTACAGGTACACGCCCTTTAAGACCTATTGCTTGCCCTTCGGCTGCTGAGTTCATTAAGTATGCTGGATTTTCTGATATAACACCTATACAAATGTCGCTTGCTTTAGCTGGGCGAGTCTCTGCTTCGCCTCCAACTGCCATTGCTGTGCCAACTGGGTGTTCAATTTCTGTTGTATATTTTTCAGCAAGGTCAGCATACTGTGCTTCAGTTGCTCTACCTTCAAACGTTACAGCTCTAATTTTGTTATCGCTTGTTCTTATAACAATTGTACCGTTAGGTGCGCTTGCTGGACTCTGTGCAGAACTTGCTGAAAGGAAGTTTCCGCCTTCGCCTCTGAGTGTAGCTGCTTTTGTAGCTTCGCCTGTAAAGGTTGTAGCATAAACATTTGACCATTTAATTAGTTCTGTACCTAATACTTTTGAATTATCAGTTGCAGGAACAAGACCTTCGTTTTGGACTGTAAAGACATGCTGAGAAGCACTTGAACCGTCAGTAGTTTTAAATGCTATCTTACTTTGTGCGCCAACTGCATGTTCAATAATGCCAGCACCTTGTAAGGCACCTGCTGTTGACTCGATGTAAACTTTAAGATCTAAACTGTCACCTACAGTATAACCTGTATCTGCAAATTTTACTACTGAAACATTTAGCAAATCAACTTGGTTTTGCGAATTAATTTTAATATAGTCTGTAGCAACTGAGTTTCCTAGCTTTGATGCATTAGAAGCAGTTCCCCAAAATACATGATCGCTTGTAGTAATACCAGTGTCAGGGGTGTTCACTAGTGTAATACCTTTTTTGATCTTGCTAAATCCTGCAATTGGGTTTGATTCAGCTAGTTGAAATGCTGTTGCACTTGTAATTGTAATTGTTTCGTCTGACAAAACACCTTCAATAATTGTATGCGGAGTACCATTTGTGTCTAAAATTTCTCGGCTACGCATTTGGGTAACACCTTCGCCTGCGTTTTGTGGACCAATTAGTATAAAGTTTGTACCATCATAAACATATAATTGTTTATTTGAAATATCCCACCAAAAATCGCCTTGCGATAGTCCAGTTGGATTAGTTGCTGAAATTTCTGCACCGCCAGTTGTACGCCATTTGTTTCCGTCATAAAACTTTAATTTGTTGTTCGCACTATCATACCACAACTGACCGCTAATTGCTCTTGGTGGCGGATTAGCACCGCTAAAGTTTTCCAACAAAAACAAGAAATTTTCGTTTTGTATTTCACCGTATCCTGCATAGTTTTTGCCAATGAATTTTAAGTCAGTTGTTGTATCAACTGTACCATCTTCAACTATAGTTAGAATACTGTTGTTATATCTATCTATTTGATAAGCCATTCTGTTACCCCTAAATGCTTTATATATTATTTATCGCAATTCTTATATTCCTGGATCAAGGTTCTGTACTGTTGTCGGATCCCATATATTTACTCCGCCAGTTTCAACTACCTCAAACCGTTTTAGTCCTCTGCTAACAGTAATTTCAACATTACCACTAGCTGGGAAAAATGCAATGTCTTGCATTACTGATTCATTTTGTGTTCCGTTACTGTCAACAGCAACAAAACTAATATTTTTTACTGCATCTACATCAATATTACTGGCAACAGATGATGCTGCTGTTGTTGTTGAAATAAATGCGTAACTTCCTGCAATTTTCTTTTCTGCAGGAAACATTGCTTGTAAGTGATTACAAATGTCTACGTCATCTAAGTTTGTAATATCTAAACTAAACACAATAGGTTGTGTTTCAATTTCATAATCTACATAACCTTTAGTTGCTAACGTATCGTCAGTATCTTCAACTGTTTCGTCTCCAAGAGCAATTGCTCTATTTTTACTAATAGGTGTAGCTGCACCTGTTACTAGTGCTTTACCTGTATTTGTAATTCTTGCTGGATCGTCTGTAGGGTTAGGATTAGGTAAATTAACCCCCATTGATACTGGATACTTATAAGTTTGCGGACTGCTAAAGAAGTTGTAGTTAGGTGCATTTGTACCAGGGCCGTCAGTAACAAACGAAACGTTTCTAAGTAGTATTGTTCCAGCACTGTCTACACGTAAACTTTGCCCGTTTGATGTAATTGTGTTACCGTTGAAATTAAGATTATCAACATTTAAATATTGGAGTGTGCCAATCCTAATCAAACCTTCAGCATATATAATATCGTTTTCTAATCTATTAGCACTTAATTTTGCATCGCCGTTAATTTTATAAGACTTGCCCGAAACTAAGTCAAAATGTTCCGAACTTGTCCAAGAATCTGTAGCACTTGTCCATGTTAGTGTTTTATTACTGTTTTCTGCTAATAATATAATGCCGCCGCCATCAACTTGTGCATCTGGTAAGTTGGCACTGTCTTCGCCACGGCCTAATTCAATGTTAATATCTTCAACACGTAATGTTTGGCTATCTAAAACTGTTTGTGTACCACGTACTGTTAGATTGCCTTCAATAATAACATCCTTAGGTGTATTGTCATATATTCCTTCATTGCCACCTATATGTAACATAGCCTCAGGATTACTATTAAAAATACCTACTCTGTTATTTTGTGCATCTATATAGATACTATCAACTGCAAGGTCTAGTGTACTACTTTTTGTTCTAATAGTAATATCACTGTCTGTAACTTGGTTCTCAATAAAATAGTTACCGCCTAAAATCTTATGAGCAACGTTTGGTGCAGTACCAAGGATCAAACCACCTTGGTTGTTAATTGTGATTGTACCTTGTGCAACAGCGTCAACTTCTGAAGGTAGGAACTGTTCAACTGTACGTACTTCTCCGTCTGCTGTAAGAAGTGCGTTTGCACTTGTAGAAGTGCCGTGGAATTTAAAGTTAGCAGCATCAATTATATTAAAGCCTTCTTTAATAATACCGTCTGGATTATCATCTGTAACTAGTCCTTGTATACGCTCAGAATATTGTGGAGTAAATTCAAGATCACTAAACACACCTACTAAGTTACCACCAACTTTTAAAAGTGCAACTGTACGTGAACGAGATTGTTGGTCAATAATAGTATCAACTTCAAATCCTGTTTCTTTTTGCAAAGAACTATAAATTGGTCCTGCAAGTACAAGTTCTGTACCGTCATAAAAATACAATTGGTTTGTTAGATTATTAATCCAAAGGTCACCTGCAACCATTGTTGGTGCTTCTGGTTGTACAAACGGACCACCCGATGCTTTCCATACTTCACCGTCATACACCATAAGACGCTGATCGCTTGTATCCCACCATAGTTGCCCCTGTAACGGATTACTAGGTGCAGATGTGTTTGAAAAGTTTTCGAGCATTTTAATAAAGTTTTCATTAATAAATTCTCCAAAACCTTCATAGTTTCTACCAACTAATATAAGATTTGTGGACTGATTGTCTATCTGTCCGTCAATTAAGTCTACTAGTAGTGTTCCGTCAGTTTTGTTTAATTTATAACTCATCTTTATTATCCAGTGTATATAATATAATTTACTGCTAAGTACGGATTCATTGTATCAATCGGTGTACCTAACACTCCTGTTGTTTTTACGCCACCACTTGAAGGTAGAGCTTGTCCAGCTAGTGTACCTTGCGGAGCATCAAACTGAATCGCTTGTGGGTCATCAGGAACGCCTGCATTGTCTCTAACTGCATAATACTGTGCATTATCCGAACCTCTCATATCGTGTTCGTGTTCTGGTAAGTTATCAACAGCAATTGTAACGTTTTCTGAACCAGCACTGTTACCAATTTCTGCTGCGCCTGGGCCTGTTACTCTGTTAGCATTAGGTGATATACCCATTTGGTCTAAGCCTAACGGGAATCTACCTCTTAAATCAGGTAATGCAAAAAAGTTAACACCACTATCAGATAACTGATCAGGATCTTTAAAATTAAATCCAATTGCTAAAAACAACTGGCTAAATTCTGATTTACGTATTTCACTTCCGTCACAAAATAACCAACCAGTTGGCAATGTTGTTCCTCCAAACGGAACAATTGTACCAGCTGGTATTAACGGTATTGTTTTTAAGAAGTTTTGTTTACTAATTCTATACAATCCTTGGCCGTCGCCTGACGTTTTGTTTAATAGAATCTCATCTCCCGGCAAACCGTTTTGTATACTTTCTTTATTACTTACAAATGCGTTACTAATAGTTGTAACAAACGTTTTAGTACCTTCGCCTGTTTTACCGTCAAAGGCAAAACTTGATGCACTTACATCTCCGGTCATAGCAAATTGTGTAGCACTAGAAAGTCTATCTGCCGAACCTGCTTTACCTGAAACTGTACCAGAAACATTACCTTGTAAGTTTCCAAAGAATGTATTAGCATACATTTGGTCATATCTATTTAGGTTATTACCTACGTTGCGTCCGCCGTTAATATCCGGAACAATATTACCAGTTGATAATATACCGCCAACATCTAAGTTAGCACCTATATATGCGTTTAATGCAACACCTATACCACCTTTTGTAATAATACTACCTGTTCCAATACTAGAACTATTTGTAGTGCTTTCTACTTTAATTTTACCAGTATTTTCAGCATCTCCTGGAGTACTAGCAACCTGTATGTTACCAATAACATCTAATGCTTCGTCAGGAGCTGTATTGTTAACGCCTACAAACCCGTCACTGTCAATGCGTAGAACAGTGTTTGTGCTAGAGCCACTACGTACACGTACATCAATGTTACTACCTGACGTGTTGTGTTGTATAATACCTGCCTCGCCTTCAACTTGAAATGTTAGCTGGCCACCTTCACCAATTTGTATACCTTGGTTGTTTTTAATACGCATTTGACTGTCTGTTGTAGAAGGTGCATCGCCTCTTAAAAAGTTATTTGCGTTAACTGTTTCAATGCCTGATGCTGTCAACGGACTGTTAGTAACTTTTAATGCTGCTGCTCTTGACGCAAGGCCTACAAACTGGTAATCATCGTTGAGACTTGGATTTGCAAGATTTATACCTTTAGATACACTATCAAAACCAAAAATCTGTGTTTTTAGACTAAATTCTGCGTCACTAATAATAGCAACTGTTACGTCTCTAATGTCAATACGCAATACTGTATAGTCTATATTATCCTGTCCTGTAAGAGTAACCGGAGTTGCACCTGTTACAAGACCGTCCGAATAACTAGGACCAACTAAGATCCAGTTTGAACCAGTGTACAAGTATAACTGTTGGTTATCAATGTCAACCCACAGGTCGCCTGCATTAGAGTTACTAGCAGCAGGTTCTAAATTACTTTTCTTCAAACCTGACGCTGAAATCCATGTTGTTCCGTCATAAATTTTTAGTTGATCAACACCTTCCGTTGTGTCGTACCACAGTTGTCCTTCAACCGGTTTTAGCGGTGAAGTATTGTTTGCAAAATTTTCTAAAAGATGCAGTAAGTCTTCTGCTATAGCAGCGCCGTAGTTTGTTGTAAATCTGCCAGGAAGCTGCAAACTTGTATCCTGGTTAATTGTGTTATCTTCAACTTGGATAACGCCCTTATTTGCTTCGTCGGTGTATCTTACTGTATATGCCATCTACTGCTCCTTATACACCCGACAAGCTCTGGATTCTAACTGTATAATCAATTTGAATCAATCTGTTTAATGATTTCTGCACAGGGTGAAAAATTACATGTGTTAGCAACCTTCCTGAGCCGCTAGGATCGTATGCTCTTAGTCCTAGTTCATCAAAAATATAATTGTTTGTTAAGTCGTTTGCAGTATCAAATGCATCCTGTCCGTCTGGTTCACCGTAGTCTAACAAACAACTTACAACTACATCTGTATAATTTGTACCACTTACGTGTCTTGTTTCTAGTTTATTTCTTGCAGGATCTGTATTGTTGACTGATCTATCATCTACTACTTTTGTATACGTTTGGTTGTATAAACTTGCATTTGTTCCTGTAGAGTTTGGAGTGAGGTATGTAATAATGCCTGTAGGATCAACACTAGTACCGCCGTTACCAAAACTCATTTCATAGATAAAACCTTGTCCTGCATTGGTTATGCTTTCTGCTAATGCAATACTCATGTTTTCATAGTGTATTGCATTTCGTTTATTCACCAGAACTTTTCCAGTTTCTGGATCACTAATCTTTATGTGTCCTTGTAAAAGCACACCGTTTTTATCGTTTATTTTATCAGTCATTTTCTGTTTCCTACAATGTATTTATTCAATAAACTTTATGCTGCCGCTACGCAAGAAATTAGCGATATTATTGTTGCTCTTGCTTAATGCTGTATCTGGATCATTCCAAACTTTGCCGTGTTTTCTTATTACAAATACCTGCTTATTTGCAGGAGGTATGTAATTTTCTTCGTACAATCCTGTATCAGGATTAGGT